AGAGAACCAAAGGTTGCAGTAGGTAGGATTGTGAATCGTAGATTAGATGAGCATGGTACACGTAAAGATGACCAACTTGAACTACCTTACACAAGACAAATAGAAGTTCGCAAAGATGAGAAGTCTAACTGTCTTACTACTGTGCAGAAAGATAATGTGCTAGTCAGCAAAGATATGTGGAGAAAGCTAACACCCTTAGAGTGTGAGAGATTGCAGACACTACCTGACAACTACACTAATCATGTATCCAACTCGCAGAGATACAAGATGATTGGTAATGGGTGGACAGTTGATGTGATTGCACATATACTCAAGGCTATACCATTGGCTGAGACATGGCATGAAATGTATAACAATAACAATAAGGAGTTAGTATAATGAACATAGATAATTACTATAAACAACTTGAAGGATTCAAGGTAAAGAAATACTTAGGTGAAAGCAAAGATGGTTTTCCACAGTTTCATCTCACTAAACCTAAATATGCAGATGTACTTGTTGAAGTGAGTGCAGATGAAGAAGGTAACTTTGGTGGTGTATTGTTCTTGAGTGAGATGGAGTATACACAATGATTAAACTACCCACATCCACATGGATAGAACTATACTCTGAGCTATCACAGTACGTTGAAGCTAGAGCTTTCCCAAATAGAACAACACACAATGATGATGGGAGCAGAAGGGCATACACAGAAGATGACTTTGTGCAGATTGTCAATGAGGTTGAAGAAATAATGTCACAATTTTTTGAGAAGGAGAATGACTAATGACACGTGAAGACAAGATAAAGTTTATTATCAGACAAGAAAGATTAGCAGGTAATTTATGGAAGTGGATTGAAGAAGCTGATGATGAAACAGTAAATGATTTGTATGATTATTGGACACAGGAGTTATAACATGAATAGATTTATCATAGAAAAAACACCACAAGAGATTGCTAAATCTCTATGTGACCAACACATAGTTAAGATGCCACTTGAAGAGGCACAGATGTTATGCACTACACTATGGCATCATGCACCTGACTATGCAGAGGAGCATGGGTTATACAAACCTGTACATCAGAAGCACCCTTGCACACTATGGGCAATGGAGTGTCAGCTTAATTACATATGGGCATTTGGTTTATATGATGCCATGTTGACTGAATACACTAAGAGATATAAAAAGATACATGGTGCAGTCAAACACTTTACACCTTTATGGGAAGGCAGGAAGTTTGTACCTGATTGGAAGAACTTTATAACACCTCACCCACAATGTTTTAGTGGGCATGATGACTTGAAGACAGATGAGAACTTTCCTATTGAAGCATATAGAAAGTTTTATATAGTTGACAAGCTTAGATTTGCTAGGTATAAATATACAGAGAAACCACAATGGCTAGAGGAGAAAGTATATGCCTAACATTAAAGACCCATCAAGGACAGGAGATATAACTGAACTTGAGGTCGCAACATATTTCTTGAAGAAAGGATATGAAGTGTTTAGAAACATGGGTTGCACAGGACTAATAGATTTAGTTGTTGTGTGCCCTAAAACTAAAGAGGTAATATTATATGATGTGAAGACTTTAATGACACGAGTAGATAAAGATAATGTAACTACACTTTATGGTAGTCGCACTACTGAAGCACAAAGAAAGCTAGGTGTAGAAGTTGTAGCATTATACAAAGGAAAAATTTATACAGACCCAATTAGAATAAAGGAGAGATACAGAAATGAAAGTAAAACAGTTAATAAAAATAATAGAAGCAGTACAGGAAAGCAAACTACCATTAGACATGTACGAACTAGATGAGGTAGACCATTACTCTATACATAGGAATGAACCTATACGTATTGCAGACATGGACGTTGTGTATTTAGTCAGAGCATTTAGGCATCAAGAACGTATGTTGAATAGACAAGTAGGTGCTGAGATGATATCAAAGGTAGCTAAGGAACGTGATATGTGGAAAGAGAAAGCATTGAACATGGTTGAGAGAGAAACATATGAAGCAACTAAGGAAGCTCTAGCTGAAGTGAGTAGACAACCTACTGTTAAAGCAGAAGCATATGACGTAGCTTGGAAAAGGATTCAGACTCTAGAGAAACGAGCAGAGATGTGGCAAAGAGAATATGAGAAAGCAACACACAAGAAGGGTTGCAACTATGTATTCAGCGAGATACCTAACGACACAGATGGTCAAGAGTTTGTTGACACTATGAAGAAGTATCTTAACAAGGACTCATACAAGATGAGAGTACGTGGACAACACATCAAAGAAGAACTCAAAGGTACAGGTGCTACCTATTGGGGTCAAGGTTTGAATGAGTCATCTCACATAAGAGTCTATGTAGATGTTAAATAAGATATTATACCTTTTGTGATTGTTTATAGCTTGACTTAAATATAAATATATCATATAAGAAAGTATCACTAACCCAAAGCCACAAGTTGTGGCATAATTTTTGAAAGGAGACTAACAATGCCCTTAGATGGAATACAAGATAAATTAATTAACTTAAATGATAACTTAGATTTTAAAGTAGTATATGAGCCAACGAAGATGGAAGACCACAAGTATGTAGTCAGAGAGGATACAGGGGAATACTTAGGCATAGTTGGTAAAGGTTTTACCTGTGCATCTCACCCTGCTTTCTTTGGTGCTATGGAAGATGTCATACGAGACAACAGAGAACCTAGCGATTTATATGGAGCAAAGGTTACACTAAAGAGTGCAAGAAATAATGCTTGGTCACAGGTAGATATAACATTACCTAATGTATCACATGTAATTACAACATCTAAGCATCAAACAGTTATCAATGAGAGAATCATTGGACTACATGCCATAGATGGTTCAGCTTCTAACCAAGCACACTTCGGTGCAATAGATACATACTGTTCTAATGGGCAGATTACAGGCGATTTCAGCACCATACGTAAGAAGAACACATCAGGCTTTAACATAGAGACCTTTATATGGGAGTTGAAGAACTCAAAGAGTACATTTGATGCAAGACAAAGGTATCTACAATCAATGGCTGATACACCTCTTAACGTAGATGGTAAAACTTTACTTGAAAGTATAATCAAATCAGAAACATTAGCTAAAAAAATGTATGAGTTATGTTGTCAAGAGATTTCTAAAAGAGGCAAAAATGTGTTCGCTTTATACTCTGCATTTACTAACTATGCATCTTACGCAGATGAGAGAAATGGTTTTACCTTACGTAATACAGGCAAGGATACTGTAGCACAATCCATGTGGGCAAGAGAACAAAAAGTATCACAATGGATTTCATCACCTCAGTTTAAGTCGTTGATGGCAGCCTAAAATGAAAGTCAAAACCCTCATTCAGGATTATTATTTATCCTTTGAATACAATAACTTACGAGAAGAAACTAAAGCACAATATAAGTATTTTTTAGATGTGTTTTCTAACACTTCCGTAGAAAAAAATAAAAAGCTAGGCAGTGTAATGCTGTCTAGATTAACTACAAAGATGGCTAAGTTGGCATACAATACATGGTGTGAGAGAGGAGTATCTATGGCTAATCATGTGATGTCTGTAGCTAGAGTGTTACTAAATTATGGCATAAATATGGAGCATTGTGACCTTAATCCATTCAGTAATATTAAAAGACGTATCTCTAATAGTCGTAAAGTTGTGTGGTCTAAGAAAGATGTTATCAGTTTTCTTGATACCTGTTACTCGGACTTCAACACAAGAAGCATAGGACTAATTGCACATATGGCATACGAATGGTGTCAAAGAATTGGCGATATGAGATTACTTCAATGGTCTAATATAGATTTTGAGGAGAAAAAAATGTATTTACTACAATCAAAACGTAGAGCAGAAGTATTTTTACCTATCTCAGATGAATTATTTGACATGTTACGTCAGCAGAATGAGGATTATGGGTTTCAAAAGTATGTAGCACCTCGCCCAAGAGCCTATAGAGGGGCATACAAGCCTTATTCACTCACTAAGCTACCCTTACTAGCTAGAAAGGTTATGGACTCTGCAGGGCTTTCTAAGGAGCTTAGATTAAGTGACTTACGTAGAACAGGAACAGTTGAAATGGTAGATGCAGGTGTATCTATGGGTAATATTATGTCAGTAACAGGTCATGCTAACCCACAATCTGTTAAACCTTACATGAAAAATACTTTTGCTAGTGCTAATTTAGCATTAAATAAACGTAGGGGGTTGACAGAAAAAAATATCCATGGTACAAGCATTGTATATGCCGACAAGGAAGGGTAATATATATAATATGATTAATATATATACATATGTAAAACAATTAGATGTAGAGAATGGAGAGACTAAGAGATTAAATTGTCCTCTATGTAATTCTTATAAAACATTTTCTGTTACAAACAACATGGGTTCTCTTCTTTGGAATTGTTATAAGGCTAGTTGTAGCACAAAGGGTAGTTCTCGTGTTCACTTATCTGTAGATGAGATACGTGCAATACAAAAGAAACAAGCATCATCTAAAGATGAAACATTTACTATGCCTGACTTCATTGTACCTCACAGACATAGAAAAGAGATTATGAATTTCTGTGAGTTGTGGGAACTAGACATAGAAAAGGTTGATTTATACTATGATGTTAAGGAAAGCAGAATAGTATTCCCTATCAAAAAAGATGGTGTTATTGTTGATGCTACAGGTAGGTCTATAAATAATAAATTACCTAAATGGAAAAGATATGGTAATTCGGACTTGCCTTTCACACATGGTTGTGGTAGTGTCGCAGTTGTAGTAGAGGATTGTGTTAGTGCAATCTCTGTTGGTAATGATGTATATGTTGGGTTAGCTGTGTTGGGTACGTCATTATTAGATTCCCATAAAAGATTTCTCTCACGATTCTCTACTGCAATAATAGCACTTGACCCTGATGCGTTACCAAAAACCCTATCTTTCGCAAAAGAGTTAAGAGGATATGTCAAGGACATTAAGATACTTAGATTGACAGATGATTTAAAATATCGTAAGCCTATTGACATGGATAACCTAATGAATTTAACCCAAAAGGAGACACAGAAATGGAATTAGCATTAATACGAAGTCTTATGGATAAGTCTTTCTATGATGACCATAGAGGGGCAAGATGTCCTGACAGATTGTTTAGTAAAGATACTAGAAAAATAAAACAAGCTATTGATACTGCAATGAGTAGGTATGAACGTAATGTCACACCTGATGAAATAGAAGCTTTGTTTATGTCAAGTAATCCAACGATGACTACAGCACAGAAGCAAGCTTACAGTTCTTTGTTCAGACAAATTAAGAATGAACAACCTATGGGTGCAGATGTAGCACAAGAAGTTTTATCTCGGCTATTTCAACAAGTTGTTGGCGAAGATATTGCTAACATAGGATTTGATTATGTTAATGGTTCTCATACAAGTTTAGAACCTTTACGTAATATACTTGAAATGTACGGAGATGATTTTACACCTAACCTTAACGTGGAGTGGGATGATATGGATATTGATACACTATTAGCTAAGAATGATTTAGAAGCAAGATGGACATTTAACGTGCCATCTTTAACAAGACAAGTTGAAGGCATTAATGCAGGTCACTTGATTGAAGTAGGAGCAAGACCTAACACAGGTAAGACTTCTTTTCATGCAAGTTTACTAGCAGGTCCTAATGGTTTAGCAAGACAAGGTGCTAGTTGCATCATCTTGTGTAATGAAGAAGGTAGTCATAGAGTTGGTGCAAGATACTTAACAGCATCAACAGGCATGACAATGAGAGAGATAAAAGCAAACCCTACAAAGGCTCGTGACTTGTATGAACCTATCAAGAAAAACATCAAGATAAAAGATGCGACAGGTAGAGACATGGCATGGGTTGAGAGTGTATGTAAATCTTACAAGCCTGACATTGTTATACTTGATATGGGTGATAAGTTTGCACGTACTGCAGGATTTGCTAGAGCAGATGAAGCCTTAAAAGCTAATGCTATACATGCACGTATGATTGCAAAGGAACATCAATGTGCAGTATTTTACATGTCACAACTATCTGCTGATGCAGAGGGTAAAGTGTTACTCAATCAAAGTATGATGGAAGGTTCACGTACAGGTAAAGCTGCTGAAGCTGACTTAATGATTCTGATAGCTAAGAATCCACCAAGACAAGATTCTGAAGAAGAAGATTTACAAAGGCATTTGAATGTGGTAAAAAATAAACTTACAGGATGGCATGGTGTCGTTCATTGTAATTTAAATTACCAAGTAGGAAGGTATGAAGTGTGACTTATACACCAATTTATAAGAGAAAGATAAAATATCTTAACAAAAAAGATGCTGAGAGATTAAATCTTCCTCTTAAAACAAATGATATAAGAGATGATGGATATGTCTTCCAATATTATTACACAAGGGGTGATGCTATATACGAAATGTGGCACTCTCCACAAACTATGAAAAATACATCTATTCGCAAAAGTAAAGATAAAAGAGAACATAGTAAAAAAACTAGAAATTTTATTAAAAGGGTAAAACTATATTTTGGTTGTAATATTTGTGGGTATAAAAAATGTAGTGATGCTTTACATTTTGACCACATT